CCCTCGTTCTTTGCGTATCAGCCATAATAAAACCTCCTTATTATTTTCCTTCCAAAAAAATATACTTTACAGTGGTCTTGTAAATGCACTGTCAAATTCCCGTTTATAAAAATCCCACCCAAAATGGGCATCAAAGGACAAATTAAATCCGGTATCCAATGCTCCGGTAAGATATTCCCCATCATAATCATGATTATTTCCAAAACTATCATCAAAAGCATAATCAAGTCCTGCAGAAACAACAGAACCATCATATGAGGGGAAACACTCAAATGCCCATCCAAAACCCCTATCAAAAGAACGCTGCCACCAATCATAAAGAGCAAGTGTGTGTCCCGGTTTTAATCGATTAAGCTCATAAAAAAGATTGGGGTATTTCCTGATCATGGAAAGGATATAATCAAAACTATTCCCCGGTAAGGAAGTAAATGGGAGGGAATCAAATGCCCAATCAAAAGCCCCCTTACTTCCATTAACATCTACTTCTACTTTCCAATAGAAAATATTTCTCTCATTTCCACAGGATTGTCCTGCTTGCAATATACCTGCATGAGCAGGAGTAAATTCAACTATATTTATAGTATATCCTAGAGAAGTGGCAATGGATTCAAAATATTCGGGGTGTTGTCCCCCAACAGAAATCAGTTTTGCATGAAGGTCATTTCGTCTTCCTTCCAAAGTAAGAGAAAGAGAACGGGCAATTTCTGGAAGACCAAACTCTTCTTCCATGTCAGTTATAAGTTCAGTTACTGTTAAGGTAGAGCGTTCCCTTACAATAGTATCTACTCTTGCTTCTACCCTGGCAAGTTCCTCTCCCTTGGCATACATAAGATCAGCCATATTGGAGTTTGGATCTCTTGTCCACATCCTTCCTCTAGGAAGGAGAGCCATCAGTAAGTGTCTATAATTTAATGCTGTTCGTCCCATCAATAAGCTCCAAAAGATACAGTCCCCAGAACAGGCACTCTATTTGTTGCCACTGCTTTATCAACTAAAGGAGAAACCAATCTAACAGCAATTATACCAGAAGCTGCACTGACATATCGTATTATGTCTGATAAATATAATGTTTCTCCCGGACCCCCCTTGTCAATCAAAAGATTGGTAAGAGCTGCCCTTGCATTGGTCTGAGCATTAACATCATTGGGAGAAATTGCAAGAGAAAAATCTATACTCTCCAAAGAAAGATCAATAATGAAAAGACCGGGTTGTGCCGTTACGGGACATCCCACTGTAAGTCCAGTTAAAGTATCGGTATGTTCTACAATATAATCATATACTTCCTGTCTCTGTGTCGAATTAGGAAGAATGGTTGATAGGTCATTATCCCTAACAAAGGCAACCCCAATAGTCCCCACTCCTTGATATAATGGAAATGTCCATACTCGGGTAACCCCACTAACTTCCAATGCCCAGGATGAATAATCAAAATCAGCCCCCCCATGCGGGGGTTGTCTTTTTCTGGTTAGAATTCTTTCCCGTAATTCATCATCTGTTTCCTGATCCAGTCCTCCAAGAATACCCAAAGAATCAACTGTTACAGAAGTATTTATTCCTACCAAAGGGGATACAAAAGTAAGTGTTGCAGCAGGGTTTTGATTCCCTGCAGTTCCAGCTACCTTTGCAGTAACAACGATATCGGCATAACCACCGGCAATAACGACAGCCTCATTGAGAAGATATACTTGGTCATCAATAAACTGAAGCTCTGTTCCTTCTGGAACAATATAACCGTTTGTTCCTGTAACCCTTGCACCACCAGTAGCTTTTACTGCACTCTTTCGAATAATACCATATTCCAAACCATGTTGTTCCAAATATTCAGCATCAGCAGAGGTAATAAAAAGTTGATCCTTTATAAAATTAAGGTATCCATAAAGTGTATATACTGCCCCCCCATACGCCCGGGCAAATATCTTATATACACTCCTTCTTAAAAAAGAGGCTGCATTCTCTACCCTTGTAGTAAAATCTGCTTCAATACGATCTATTATTTGTTGTAATGAGGGTCTACTAAATGGCATTTTGCGCCTCCTTATGCTCCCACCTGGGCAAACCAAACATCATCAAATGCATATGTTGTGGTAGTTCCATCACTCTTCATTATCTGTATTAAAAAAGCAAGCATATAACCCCCCTGTCCAAGAAGAGGTTGCTTTTCAACAGTTATATCAATCTTCTGAGCAACACCATCATCTATAAGCCATTTAAGACATTCATATAGATATATTTTAGCTTTATTGATATTTCCCTGTGTTGCTTTGGAACGTTCCAAAAGCCACATACGAGAACCGATACGATCATCATTATAAGAAGATGTCTGATCTCCCCACCATCCCCTTTTATCCGTGGGATCCTCTATAAGATCTCCATCCTTTGCCCGTCTATCGGTAAATATACTTATAAAGACAGCCGTTTCTAAACCTTCATCCCGTTGAAGATCCCCTTCAATGGGATTGATATCAGCCGTCATAAAATCAGTATCATAAATAAGACGAATATCTTTTGCCATAACCTATCCTATTGACACTTTGCCTTTGTTTGTCCTGCATCAGTTACTTCAAAATCACAGGTACAATTCACCACATCAAAAGGGGCCACAGTATTTGTAAAAACCCCCATACAATTTCCTTTATCTGTTCTTCGTATTGGTGGTCCCATCCATACAGGAAGATTTGTTTCCTGTGTTTTTGTCCCCGTAGCAGAAATAGGGTTCAATGTACTTCCACTCACATGAGTATATCCAACTTTAGAACATACCCCTGGAGTCATAATCCATGAAATTCTGGTAAGAAGAATAGCCTTACCACCAGCTTTCACTTTTAATGAAGGATATTCTGTATAGGTCGGTTTACCAGGAACCCATGTTGCTGCTCCAGTTGGTGTTATGGTAATCACCCTATCCGTATTTGCTATTTCAAGAAGTGCCATTATATATCTACCGTAAGATTCCCGTTAATATCAACCATACTGGCTTTCATTGTAATAATGTTTCCATTCAAATCTGTCAACTTCATTCCTGAAGCATTCAAGATAATAGTATTTCCCCGATCGTCATAAACACAAACATCTCCTTCAGCCATGGAAGGAAGAGATGTTCTGGCATCTCTATCAGTAACACAAATAACAACCCCTTGGTCCCTATTTCCGTTAATGAAAAGAAGGGTTGCTTCAGTTTCTGTTCTTGGATAGGATTCAAACCCATAATTTTGCATCCGTTCCATATCAGAAATAATTTCTTCTTTCAATGCAGTTACTTGTATCCGTTGAATGTTCCCAGAAATACCCACAGTCTTGACTATACCCCTTCCAAGAAGGAGAAACAATTTCTTTCGTATAGCATTTATAATTGATATATTATCAGACATCAAATTTACCTTTTATTTGAGAGGCATCTCCAGTAGCAGAATAAGTTCTTCTATCTACCAATCCCAATATCACAAATTCACCTATATTCTCTTCTCCCTGGATATATTCAACAGAATCAATCAATCGTGTATCATTTATATCCATAATAGCATCTTGAACAGGTACAAGCATATTTATATCCCAGATAGAACCATCAGATTGGGTAAGTCCAGGAACAGTGTAAAAAAGTTTTCTGGAATATCCAGCACGAAGATTTGCTTCCCATTTGGCTCGAATCTGACAGGAACCTATATCAGAAGGACTATCTGTAAAAATAACCATGGGACGATACCTTTGTATAACACTATCAGAGGCTCTTCCATATGGTTCAATAAAGTCAGTTAATGTTTTTGTGTCTGATCCCTGTCCAATTCCCTTCACAATGTAATTAGAAAATCTATCACTATCATTTAACATATAATTGCCAACAGTAACATTTCCCCCAAGTTGTAGAGTATCTACTGTAACAGCCGTTGGAGTTGCCCTTGTAATTGTTAAATAACCATCTCCCAAACTAATGGGAAGAATACCATAATCTCTACAAAGACGAATGATAATATCACTTACGGTATCCCCCTCATCCGCTTTGAATGACTCCAAAACACGAGAAACTATTGAAGTAGCATCCATAGCAACTGATACCTCAATATCAAATGGGGAACATAGATTCTCAATAATGGATTTTATTGATTGATTCTTCCATTCATTCACTGTCTGTGCAAAAGAACAATCAATAAGATCAGATACTTCATCAACCCCTATTAAAACCAAAGAACACATCTGGGGAGAATACATTATCTGTAAGTCTTTTACAAGCCCCTTACATAGGGAAATACCATTGACAAGTATTTCACAGGCATCCCCCATTTTTATATTCCAACTATTATTCTCCCCCACAAAATAGTTACCGCAGGAGACAACAAAATAATTGCCCATAGAATTCAGGCTTTTTGAAACTTGAACTTTATTCCAAAAAGAAAAATCCCTCCCCGCTACCTTTACAGAAACAACAGACATATTAAAACTCCGAAACCTGAAGGGTTTCCCCTGGAGGAGGAAATCCCGGATGAGTTATAACCAGAGGATTAAGATCAATTATCTCCTGATCACGATAAATATCTTCATACAGATTATATGCTATAACCAATACCGGGGGAGCATCCTGGGGAATTACATAAGTAGTAAGTTTGGTAAG